TCTGAGGAAGCAAAGCTCCTAGCCTAGAATAGTCTTTGCTAAGTAAGGCTTGTTGAGCTTGGGTTTCTAGATTTTTTTCTTGTTGCTGTTGTTGTTGCAAAGCCCTCATCTGAGGAGCTTGACCAACACCACGAGCAGCAGTAAACAAACCCTCCTGATAAGAAGGCTGTAACAGACCTTGTAAAAATGCTTGTGAAAACTTAGCCATGATAGCCCTCGTTAATCAAATGGATTTAAAGTTTTAAAGATGTTGCCAAGCCCTTCGCCAACGTCACCAAATAAACCACCTAAGTCAAAACCGCCAGCATTAATAACAGTACCGTCTTTGGCAAGTGCTGGTGTAAACAAACCAGCAAGTACGTTAGAGCCTATACCGCCTAACAGGTTAGCTCGTGCTTGCTCTGCCAACAGTCTAGACTCCAGACCAGACATAGCAGTCTCACCAAAGAGTCCTGTACCGTACAACTGAGCTTGTTGCTGTAGCTCTGCCATGCGCTGTGCTGGTTGTGCTGCTGCTAACAACTGTGTTTGTGGTAGGTAGCTTGCACCAAGGAACTGTTGTCCTAATCCTGCTTGCTGTGCTTGCTCTGCCTGAGCCTGCTGCATAGCGCCTAGCATGGCTCTGTTACGGGCTTCTTCTTGCGCTGTAGCCATAGCCAGCATTTCAGGAGTAGCACCACCGTAGGCAGCAGAGCTAACACCAAGACGACCTTGTGCTGCCAGACGCTCTTCTAATGCAAGACGTTGACGTTCCTCTTCAGGGCGTTGTGCGGCCCTCATACGCTCGAATATGGCTTGCTCACGAGCTTGAGTAGGCTGTACTGCTTGACCAAAGAAACCACCTGCACCGCCAAACAACTGTTGTTGCATAGCTTGCTCTTGAGGTGATAGTGTCATACCTACTTCAAGACCACCAGCAGGCATAGGCATTGTTTGTCCTACACTCACTGGCTGACCAACCATTGTTCCTGTTGGTTTTTGCAGGGTAACATCACCCATCATATCAGGAGGCAACGCCATTGATGGAGGTGCTGTTGGGCTAGGAGCAAAACCACCGGAGCTTGGTGCTGGCATTGTTTGCATGGGTTGACCACCCATACGCGCAGTAAACATAGCACCTGTAGGAGTAGTCACCGTAAACGGTTTAAACTGTGACTCAGCTTGACCGCGTTCAGCAATTTCCATAGCTCCGGGAACACGTACACCACCTACGGTTGTACCTAATATAGACTGCTCACCAATATCGCTTAGTCTGTCATAAGCCTCGTTTGTTAGTAGACCACCCACAACAGCTGGAAGTGCTGGAGCAAGACCAGAGCCTATCTGTTGCAAGCCTCCATAAATATCACCAAAAAATTCACTTATTGTTCCTAAGCCACTTTGCTGTGAACTTGGAATTAGTGTTGGGCCAGCCATAATTATCTCCCGATTAAAGTAGCTTACCTATCAAAGCCATTACGTTAATTTCTTGTAGTGACAGTGGTGAGCCATCTATCTCTGACTCTAGACCTACCTGTACACTTGTTCCATATCCGGTGGTGTTGAGGCTACGCTGGTTTGTTAGCTGACCACCTGTAAATTCTACTGTTGTATACTCACTTTCACCGTAGAACCCAGTTATCTGCGTACCTACTGTAAACTCTGTTGTTGCGTATGTTGTATCAAAATCATAAGCCCACTTCATAAATACAACTGAGTTATTTGCACCAACCAGTGTAGGCTTTAACTTCTTTAATATTTTAATTCTAGCACTATCACCAAATGTCAAGCTTGGGCTGTAGTACTTAAACCTGTAACCACTGCCGTTATCGCTGTAGCCTGTATACGTACTAATGCCGCTACTAGTACCGATATGCAACGTACCGTCTTCTAGTCGTGTGTACGATGTAAACTTAGTTGACGGCCATCGAGTAACACGGTATGATCCATTCTCTAATGTACCTCGTACGTCAAAACAGTACGTTACATCCTGACCTGTAAAGGTTAACAAGTAGAATCCTTCTTCAGGGCTATATACCGATCTAAAGAATTGTGTCTCATTCTGTAGCGCAGCAATAATATCTTTTGTAATGTTACCAGATAAACTGCTGATAGGCATTGACTTTTCTTGTATTGTTCTACCAAAGCTTTTAAGTCCTGTGTGCGACAAGAACAATACGTCTGTACCAGTGTACTGCACAGTGTCCCTGTTGACGCAACCAATGCCTGCTACGGTATCTGACAACGTCATAGAAGCAGGAGAAGTAGCGCCGTCGTACACAATAATGCTGTGCTTACCAAAGATAATTAACAGACCGTTGTGAGCCGCTAAAGCTACAATCTCGTCATAACCATCAGGCCAGACTTTAGATACATCAATGTTGCCGCTAGAGCCTCCCGACCATGCTGCTCCGTCTAACAAATCAGACCAGTAAATAGTAGACTTATTAGTACTAAAGTCTGCAGTCCATAAACGACCGTACGCTGCTAACACCTCATGACCGTACATAGTACTAGCAACGCCTGTAGCATGAGGATGACTTGACAGTGCTTCTACAGATCCTACATGGTTTGAGTAAATTAATGGCTCGTAACCACGTTGAAAGAAAAACAAGTGGTCATTAAAGTTTACAATCTTCCAGTCGTTAGCGCTGATTGTATAACTACCGGGAGTCTCGTCTACTAGTGTAGTTGTACCACTAATAATCTTGTTGTTACCAACAGAAAAAACTTTAGTGTTGCCTGCATCATCTCTATATTCTTTAATACTGTACAAAGAGTCAGTACCAAGAACGGTCTTATTTGTTGTTACGACAGTGTGGCCCTTACGTGCAGCAATACGACCACGTTTGTCAATCACAGCGTTGTCTGCTATTTCTGCAAACGACGGATCTTGAGCCAGCGGCGAGTCTTCGGTGTTAACACCTTTGAATGCCGGAGCTACAAGATTAATACTCTTAAGTTCTTGAGCCATATCAGATAGTCCTAAATACCATCTCTTCGGGGTGCTTTGCTGCGTCTATAGCAATAGCGTCAGACAAGTACTGGTTAGCAATAGTGAAGTACTCAGCAGTTGACGTACCGCCTGTCTCACCACGCTCACGAGCCAACAACGCTATCGCAAGGTGTATCACTGGCATAGCAGGAATAAGCAACTCATCAGTGTTAGCACTCAAGTCTGCTTGTCGCTTAACAGTGTCTACACGAATGCTGTATACACCGTCTGGTGTTGGGCCTACAAGGATCTGTGTGTCACCGTTAGAATCTAGACCGTTATAGGTAAAGTACCGTGGTGTTCCTTCTGCTGCGCTACTAATGTACAACTGTTCGTTAAACCAGTCTTTAGTCTGATACTCCATAAAACAGTTATCAGTGTCATTAAGCATTGACATAACTTTAATGTTGTCACCACCGCCTGTTAGCGAGTACGTGTTGTCTGACGCAGCAGTAGATATTGTTATAGTTTCACGTAACGCAGACCAATCAGCAGCCTGACCAACTAATGTTTTAGCATCATTAATAAAGTCACCTACCATTTTAACGTAGGTAGTACTAGTAACAGACGAAGTTTCCTCTTCACGGAGTCTGCGTAGTACGCTGTTCATAAGGTTAAGATATGTCATACCAGCATTCCTGTTTGTCTACCAAGAAATTTATTTAGTTCGCCTAAAGCGTCTGTTTGTTTTTGTGGAGCAAGTGCTATAGGTGTTAACGGCTGGAACGGACTAAGACCTTGAAGGAACGGATCAAACTCTATAACTTCTGGTTTAGCAAGTTGAGCAGAAATTTGTTGTTGTTGCTGTCCAAGACCCATTAAGCCACCTAAAAGACCTGCTCCTAATCCAGCAACGCCTTGACCTAAACCAGCAAGACCTTCACCAAGACCTGCTACTTGTTCACCTAAACCAGAAACTTGTTGTTGTACTACGTCAAACTGCTCACCAAACTGCGACTGTAAGCCGCCCTCAACTTCAGCAAGTTGTTGTAGTACACCTGCTTCCACGCCTGTAATTTCTGACAACAA